TGGTTGGTGTGGTCCGATTGATCGCCTGACGAGATAGCCACAGGAAGAACTTACGTGACTCGTCAGTTCCACGCTTAACCATCTCACGCCGAATGCTTTCCCACGACCGATCAATTCGATCATTAATGACAGCCTTCAGCTTGTTAATGGTTCCCTCTGGGTTCATTACTGGACATCCGCTACCGTTACGCCAGCGACCTTCTCGACCCGGACGATCTCCATCCGGCCGTCGATCTGGTCATTGAGCCGCAGGTCTGCGTCCGTGTAGAGCTTCCACCGCTCGTAGGTCGTGGACATCCGATACGACCGCTCCAGCCGCTCGGTGGCCGGCTCCAGCAGGCAGCGGATCGTCCCCGGCGAGACCGGCTGCCAGCTCTGATCCTCGGCCACCCCGGCGACCGGGTGGGCCACCGTCTGCAGCCGCTCCCAGGTCATGACCCGATCGAGCCGGATCATGCGAAAGGTGCGCTTCACCTCCTGGCCCTGCCACTGGCCGGAGACCCCTTCGGCCAGGACGTAGATCAGCCCGGCAATGTCGGTGACCAGGGTGCCGGGGGTGAGGAAAGTCTGGGGGTGGACCAGAAGCAGACGCTTGGCCGGTGCGGCGGAGGTCGGGGCGTTCTCCGGCAGCTCGACCACCCGGCCGCGGAAGTGGCGGCCGTCCAGGGTCGTCAGGTCTGCTTCGAAGCGACCGGCGAGGCGAGCAAGGTCCGGCATTATTAGGCCCCCGTGAATGGATCGTAGGTCCGGCCGGCGGTGGTGAATAGCGTGGCAGGCACGGCCGTCGGTGTGATGACGGACGTCTCGGCTGCCAGGGCGCCCTTCAGCGCTCGCTGAAGGGCCTCCCAATCAACGTCGAAGCGGGTGAACCCGTCCTGGCCGGAGGTCACCGTCTTGGCCGCCTTGAGCTGCAGCGCCGGGATCTGCCGCAGCGCTTCGAACAAGGCGATGGCCCGGTTGGCGCGCAACAGATCGGTGTCGAGGGCAGCGTCCATTACCGTGATGCCGCCGAGCTGGGTGGCCAGGGCTTGGTAGGCGCCATAGATGTCGATGTCGGTATCCGGCAGCTCCGAGACGTTGACACCGAGCAGGCGCCGTACGTCGTCGGGGGTCACGTCGATGGACACCCAGTCGATCAGGTAATAGGCCAGCTCGCGACTGTGGCCATCGAAGGTGTATTCGATGACCCGGCGCTCGATCGTGCGTGTCTTGTTGTTGTCCGCCGCCAGGACAGTGATCGTCGCCTGCGTGCTTGTCGGCGCCAGATCAATGTCGACGTAGCCGGGGATAGCGACACCGCTGTGGTCGCGCACGGTGGCCGTTGCTGTGGTCGGGACCACGTAGTCGTAGCCATTGGGGGAGTCGACCAGGAAAGGCAGGCTCAGGGTGACGTCCCGGTCAGCGATGTAGGTCTTCGGCATGAGCCCCCCTTATGCGAACGGCCCCTGGTGGGGCCGCCCGATTACTTCTTGGTCTCGACCGGCGGTGGTTTGGTCTCGGTCGGCGGGGTCGGACTGACGAACGCCAGATAATCCTCGACCGCCTTGGCGAGACCACCTTCGCCGGCATATGCCTCGTTGCGAAGGAAGTGTGCCCACCCCTGATCGTCGGCATTGTCCGGCAGCTCCTTCACCAAGGCCACTTGGCCGATGAGGGTGCGCTGCTGGAAGAAGCCAGTCTGGGAGATCACCGCCGGACGGTGGGCCGGGATCGTCTGGCCGCTCTCGGGGCAGACCAGCTGGAACGGGCCGGTCGTTTTGACGAGCGCTTTCATCTTGGTCTCCTGAGCTGCGAGGGCGCCCAGCGCTGGGCGCCCTCGTCAACCCTAGTTGGTGTAGTCGTACACCTGACGGGTGTCGCCGAAGACCAGCTTGTAGCCGGCGTTTTGGGTCCGCACGTAGGTGATGGACTGGTTCACGATCGCCTGCTCGCTCTCGGCGATCGAGCTGTTGGCCTCGATCAGCTCCTCGACGGTCTCGGCCTTGGTAATGCCGAGCAGTTGGCCGGGGGTCATGGCCGAGGCGAGAGCGAAGTTGACCGACCCCTGCAACAGCGGCACACCGCCGAGCTGGAAGCCGGACATCGCCAGACGCTGGGCGGCGGTGGTCGGGTCCAGTTCATTGCCGACGCCCAGGGCCGCCACCTGGGGCGCGGCGAACAGCAGCAACCACTCGACGTAGGCGTCCCAGTTGCCGATCACCGTATCCACCGGGGTGCCGGACTTGGCGCGATCCACCAGCCACTTGAGCAGCGGCTTGTACTGGATCGATCCGGTCTGGGTGCCGCCGTAATCGGACTGCTTCTTGACGGTGGACGCCGCGTTGACGCCGTCGCCGTTCAGCATGGTCAGGACCGCGGCGGACACCTTGCTGATTTCCAGCTCGCGTGCCACACGAGCGGCATACGGGGTCAGCAGGTCGAGCGAAGCCCGGCGGGTGAACTCGTAGGAGGTCTCGTAGCCCGAGCCGAACTTCCAGATCCGCACCGTCGACTGCGAGGTGCGGATCGTCCGGGTGGGGATGCGCCCCAGCTCGGATACCGTCGAGGTGCGGAAATTGTCGGTGGTGCCGTCGCCCTCGTTGTTGACGACCGTCGAGATCAGTTCGGTGCCCGAGATGGTCCGGCTGTTGGCCACCAGCGGGGTAGTGGTCTCGTAGCTGGTCATCCGATAGTTCATGCGAACCATATCGTCGACCACTTCCGGGAACAGCAGCCGGGTGCCGTCGTAGGTCTGGAAGGTCTGGCTGGCCAGCTGCAGGGTGACGCCTTCGGCAAAGTCATTGCGCAGCGGCAAGCTCAGGTAGGCCAGGGTCGCTTCGTAGCCGTGCAGGCCCTCGTAGCGGCGCCGGTCTTCGGCCTGGGACAGACGCGGGTCGATCGCCAGGGTTAGGTAGTCACGGACGGAGACGCCGAACGAGGCGGCCTCCCGCGCGAGACGCAGGCCGGCGGACTTCGAGTTGCCCGGCGTGGTGTCGAGCAGCGAGGCGAGCACCGCTTCGGGGGCCTGCCGCTTGATCTCGGTCAACGGACGAATGTGGCTCATCGTCTGGTGTTCCCTTAGTTGAAGTGGACGATGGCCTTGCTGCCGGAGACAGCAACCACCCAGTTGTCACGGCTCTTGGTCGCCGCGGCTTTGACTTCGCCCGAACCGGCGCCGATGACGGTGTCGCCGATCGCGACCGTTTCGCCGGTCTTGATCGTCAGCTCGACGGAGTCCTTGGTCCGGATGGTGCCGACCTTGATGCCTTCGAGGGTGCGGTCCTCGTAGACCACCAGCACGCCGATGATCCGGTCGCCATCGGCGGCGAGCTTGGCGGTGTTGGCGGCGGTCGTATCGAGCGACATCGCCTTGCCGATGTCGCCGACGACGGTCGCCGAGGCCAGCTTGTAGGTGTACCCGAACGTGGGTTGGGGGATGCCCTTCAGGGTGACCCCGTGGCCGAAACCCGACATGGTTCGATCTCCTTATCGCTTGGTCTTGAAGACGCTCGGCGAGAAGGTCGCCGCCGCCGGGGTGTCGCCCGAACCGCCACCGGCTTCGCCCGTCTTGGCGCCAGGGGTGATGAGGCTGGCGAGCTTGGTCTGCATCTCGCCGATCGCGGTGACCAGCTCGGCAACCCCATCGGGGGCGGCGGCGGTCTGGTTCAGGGCGACCGACAGCTTGCTGTGCTGGTCCTTCAGCGCCGTCAGGGCGGCGTCGTAATCCACCTTCGGCGCCGAGGCGGCCAGGCGGGTTTCCAGATCGGTGATCTTGGCAGCGGCGGCATCGCGTTCGGCGGTGACCGAGGTGAGTTGCGCCTGAGCAGTGGCGAGGTTGACGGTCACATCGGCGAGCTTCTGGGCAGTGCCCGTGAACTCGGCGAGGTTGACGGTCACCTGCTGGGTGGGGTTCTCGCCGGCCATCGGGGTCTCCTTGTTGGCGATCAGTTGCAGGCAGAGTGCGCGGGCCGGTCGACCATCCGCCGCGAGGGGCAGCGTTCCGTCCGCGTTCTTCGGCGTGAGGATCTTGGCGCCGGAAGCGGCGCCCTTCCCTACGAGCGAAGTCTCATTCCAGGCTTTCAGCCCAGAGACGTTGACGTGGACCCCGTCCTTGCCGATGACGTGCCCGTTCTCACAGGTCTGCATCCACAGCATGTAAGGGTCCGCAGTCGGGCTCATGAAGTCGAACCCACACTTCGAGCAAGTGAGGTGCAGGGGGACAAAGCCGACCGACACCTCTCCGACGGTCCCATCCTCGACCTTGGCGATGACCT